TTGTCAGATTCGTTGCCAAGATTTTCAAGGTCTTTTATTACAGTTTTTCCGTCGCCTTGAGAACCTAGCACTGAGGCTTTTGTCATTTGCTTGAAAAGCAAAATCTGTTCTTTATGCATTCGGTTTCCTAAGGCTTTTGCCAATTTTTTAACCTGAACATATGGAAGTTCCATTATGTATTTAACCGTCCAACCGTATTGGTGTGCCAATAAATCAATTAAGCTTTCGATTCCACCTTCGTCTCCGATGTTGGCTTCTTGGTTGTCTCCGGTTTCTGAATCGGCTTCGCTGTTTCCTTCTTCGCTGTTATTCTCTTCCACTCGGTCTTTAGTGCTAAAAAATCTTCCTTGAGCTCCTTTACATCATTTTGCTTAAGGAATACTAAAATAATTTTCAGTATTTTGTTAATATTTAAGTTCTGTTTTAAGAATCCAATATCATCTTCTTTTTCTGCCCCAACAGTTATAGCTATGGCTTTGAATAAATAAAACGGAAGTTCTTTAAGTAAAATAGATATAAGTTTTATTAAGTCCGGCAATTTGTCCGTATCTAATTTCTCAATCTTTTCAAATATTCCTTTGCCTTGCACTTTTTCCATTGCTTCACTTGCCAAAATTAATAAACTCGCCACCGCTTCCATACTTAGCGGTTTTTGGGTATACTTTCTTTTTTCTTCTTTCCCTAGTTCCCAAACTTTTTCGTTCGTCATAAATTCTTGCATTTTAAACGCTCCTTTTTTAATTAATAAATATACAGGTGAGAGGGGAAGGGCTGCTCCCCCTCTCGCCATATTGCCTAGGCTGTTTGTTCAACTATTTGGTATAATTGATCACCTTTAGGTCGAGACAATAAATGATGTCCCTTGAAAGTAAACGGTATTTTTGCATTTTCTTTCTTTGTAAATTCCATTTCCAACCCTTCACTTGGATAAGCAGAATAAATACAAAGTCCAATATACAAAGTTGATTCAGCACAAGCTCTTCCAGTAACAAGCGTTAACACCTGGTCAGTAATACATTGATTACCACCACCGGTTACAGCGTCAAATCCAACACCTTCAGTCAATTCGCTAACTGTTAAAGCGTTGTTAATGTTTTGAGCAGTAACTTCTAAAGTTTCAAACTCAACTTGAATACTTTCACCGATTACATAAGTAGCAATTGTGCCAATTGCTTGTTCAACATCAGGTTCATACTCTTCATTTTCAATAGTAATCTTAACCGGACCTTCAGTAGCCCCAACAAAGACTCCGCCAGTATCAGGAACGCCCTGTGCGTCAAAATCAATAAAGCCACCGGTTGCCGGTGCAGTACCGCCTAGATAAACATTAGCTGGACCAATTTTAAAATTACTAGTTTCAACATCTGCCATTTTTAGCTCCTTTCGTTAATTACAAATTCGTTGCCGAGCTTTTTAGCTTCATTTAGAGGCATGGTTTTAACTTCAAACCTAGCAAATCTATATTCAGTTTTACCAGGTTTCACAATTTTCCAACGAGCAACGCTACCATCAGCGTTCCATTGGACTTTTGCCATTTTGATTGTTATCTTTTTGTTTTTAGATTCCTTATAAGCCTTCATAATAATACTCCCATCTTTACTTTATAAATTGTTTCAATTCTCCAAAGTTTTCCTTCTTCTATTCTGCCTCTGTCATAACCGTCTTGCCTTTGGATTACTTGGCATTTAACAATGTCTGTGCATATATTGGAATTATCAAGCACTGCCCTTGTTAGGCTTTCAACAACTCCGCACTCGAGTCCGCTTGAAGCGTTTGAATAATGGTTAAGTTTTATAAAAATATCGTCAATGCTACCTTGCTCAACCCCTGAATCAGTATCATCCATTGTTCCAACATGAACCCTAGGAAATGTTTTTTTCGCAACTGGCATAAACCCTTCTTCTTCGTAAACTCCACCGGTTACATCCGTTCCGTTCAATGCAATCATCAAGTCACCATCGTTCAATAGCTTATCAATTACTGCAGCTTGTATTTTATTGACTATATCCATTATAATAATTTATCAAAAGTTTTTTTATATAGGCTTAATACCGGATTAAGATTCAATGTAGGCGTTAATAGATAATGATTACCCGTAATGTACACACTTTTATTCCTTCCAGCCCTTCCACCTCTTTCCTGAATCAATGCATATGGCAATTCTGATCCATATTCAACTGTAACAATACCCGCACTAACCTCTGTCGATTTTATTACAATGCTCCGGCGTAATTCACCAGTTTTATGTGGTGCTAGTATTTTACTTTTTCCGATAAGTAATATAGAACCCAAAATAGCCACCCTTGGATTTATTTTCTTAATCTTTTTTATTAAATCCTTTACGCCATCTTGAAGATCACTTGTGTCAAACTGTACTCCCTTTATCATTTATTTCTAATTTAAATTGTATTTGGAATCTTTTTTGGCTTGGCTCAATTACGCTCAACAACCTATATTCTCCGTCTCCAACCACAATAATATCTTCTGGTACAAGTTCAGTTTCATAATCCTCCCGGAACATTGCCATTTTATGAGTTGAATAATTAACTTGCCCTCGCATTTTAAATTCTTCTTTGTCAGTATCCGGTGCAATGCGAACTTTTACTGATTCATAAAGAGTTTCAAAGCCATCAGTATCAAAACCACCAACTTCATTCCTAGCAACAGTTTTTCTTTTAATTAACGCAGATTCATTAAACAGATTCTTCACTTTTTTCCTTTCCCCAAGCAGTAAAGGAAAATTCATTAAACATTATACCGGTGGCGTTAGAAATAGCAGAACGATAACAATTAACAAGGTCTTCCTTTATTTTTGTCAATTCATCCGGAGTCCAATTAGTGTAAGAATAATCAAGAATCTTTTCTGACTTCATTGTTGGGTTACCTTCCTCGTCAACCCCCAAAAGATATGAAGCGGTCAAACAAATAACGGCAACCTTTAATTCTAAATAAGCTGTCGAATCCGCTGCTTTAATTGCGGCCCAATCTGTTGCAATTTCCTTTATTCGTGCTTCTGCCAACGGCAAAAACGGTGTCTGTTCAATAACAGTGTCGTCTAAGCTAGGCTTATTAACTTTTAATTTAATAGCCTCATAATCATCGTGAGTTATAATGTCGCTAGTGCACCCCATATAATATAATTAATATAATCCCACCCTCGGAGATGAAGAGGGCAGGTTATATCAACTAAGCGTTAATATCAAGTACTCGAGCAGAATCTGGATCTAACTTGCCGAATGCAACCATTTCGGAGAAAACAACCTCATCAAATTGCCCATCAATAATCTTATCAGTTTCAACAAGTTCACCACCTTGTTCAACAACTTTTTCAGTTGCAAACTGGTTATCAAACCCAAGAAGTAAATCATCACCAACTGAATTGTGGATGTAGATTTTAATACTCTTGCTTGTTTCACCTTTAGGGTCTTGAAGGTTTGGAATCTTCAACTGGTTAGTCGTATTCAATACCGTGTTAGGCATTGTTAGAGTAACAAGTTTCAACACCGTCGTAATATTACCAATAATGGTATTAATGTTATACGGGTCAAATAACATAATAAAATGCATTAACCCGACATAAGTTAAAGTTCCAGCACCTGCAGCACCGTCCAAGGCCGTCAAATCGTCAACTGGAGCTGCATTGCTATTTCCGTCTCCGTTAATTAACACATCGATAGCGTCTTCTGCTTGGTCTAATGCGGATTGCTTACCGATTTTAGACATATGAATATTTAAAAGGTCAATACTCATTCGGCGAACAGTTTCATAACTCGTAAGTAATTTTAAGCCATACTTATGTAGATTAATTGACTGTTCACTTGTGGTTAACTTAACTGTTGGGAATTTAGCACCTTCTGCAATTCTCTTTTTCTGGGTACTTTTCTTTGTGTCGCTGCTATTTTCAAGACGAATTGTTTGGTAAACACCGCTATCAATAGCAGTAGTTGTTGAAACTAAAGCGTCAAGAATATCAGTTTTTTGCAAAGATTGGCGAAGTTGTCTGTTTAAGTATTCTGGGAATAGGAATTTGCTAGTAGGGTTTGAAGATTTATAAAAATCATCAACCTTACTTGAGTAAACGCCCATTTTGATATTAGATTTTGTTCTAATACCAGAATCCTTAAGCAATCTTGTGAAAGTGTCTTTGTTGCTCTTAAATTGTTCAGGGGTAGAAGGAAAGTCTGTTTCTAATTTATAAGAAAGGGAAACTTTCGAAGACTTTGCATCTTTGATAGCTTTTTTCAAATAATCAGCATTGACATTTTTTAAACCCTTCAAGTCTGTAGTTTTTTCCATTGTAAAATCCTTTCTTTAAATTATCTAATTAATACATCTACCCAACCGTTAGTTGAGTCAACGCTTACAACAACCGTTCCGTTTGACGAACTACCAGTTGTTTTAACATTGCCGTCACCGTCAACAACAACAGAATCATCAATCGCAGGAGCAGATCCGGAGTATGCAAATTTAACATACTTACCAGTCTGAACGCCACCAATTTCTTCATCTGCTTCAATTGTTGCTAGTCCGCCAAGCAATCTGTCTCCGTCGCTACCAAGTCCAGCCTGTTCGTTAGCTGTTGCAACGAGAGCAACACCTGGTTTGAAAGTTGTATTGTTGTTAGGGTCTCCTGATGGAACCATTGAAGCTTCAATGCCGGTCAATTTATAAGTCTCAACATTGTCTTTAAGTCCAATTTCGGAAAAACTAACATCATTTCTTGATAAAGTCATCTTTTATTCCTTTCTTTTAATTAAGTGTATCTTCTACAGGGCTTTCAGTTTTTTCATCGCCCTCTTTTGCTTTGCCCTCTTTGGGGTCTTCTTTTTCAGCTTCATTATCAGTTTCTCGTTTGTCTTTATCGAAAAACTTCTCTTTTAAGTCTGTAAACTGTTTTGTAATACCAGTAAGAGTTTTATAACCCATCTTGTCAACAGCTTTTTCCCAAGCCTCTTTATTAAACTCCTTACCAAACGCAGCAACACCAGCTTTAATCATTTTATCTTTTGCTGAATCTCTGACATCTTTACCAATTTTAGCGTCAGCTTCTAATCCTTTTTTCTCGTCTTTTAGCTTGGTGATTCTCGTTTTTTGGTCAGCAATAAAGCTATTAATAACCTTGGCTTTATCATCTTGTGACTCAGCGTCTTCAAGTTTATCTTTTACCTCATCATTAACCTTAATGTTTTTAAATGAATCTTCCATAACTTTTTTCTCCTTTCGTTTTTTTGAAATAAATTTTATATCATAGGCTTTTTCTAAGGATAGCATGTCCCTCTTGGGGATTAAATCCTTATCAAAGAAATCTTTAATTTTTCTAATAATAGCTTCTGGGCAAGCACCGGCATAAACCAATGAAGCTTCCGAAGCGTCACTATCTCGAACAATCGCTATACAGGTCTTACCTTCATATTCTTGCCCGGGAATATGATCACATTCACCATCCCATTCAGACCGTCCATAATAAGCAACAAGGTCTTTACCGCAAATTGAACAGTCATAGTGTCCGGGTTGATAACCCATAGAAATATCAGTAGTAACTCCACCCTCAATCTTTTTTATAATCGTATTAGTAGAAATGCCTTCTATCTCGTCATTACGCAGAATAAAAGCTTTAGTAATCATTCTCGTAACATCACCATCTTTTTGTATCTCAGCTTTAAATAATTTACCAACTGAAAATGAATTTTCTTGGTGGTGTGCCTGTAATGGCAAACCCTCATTGTTTATTTTATTAACATAATTTAATAAACTATCTTCACCCTGCTGAGTAAAATAAACATTGACATTGGTATTTGCAGGCTCGAGCTCAAAGATAAAAATATCTTCAAGTTTTAGTGGTTTTTTAGCAAACCTTTCGTTGATTATTTTTAGGTCAGCGTCTTCTTCAACACCATAGCCTAAAATATCACCTTTATTTTTGTTATTGTCTTTAACTCGTTTGTTTTTCATTGACATTTGTTATTATATTATTGCATTTAGGACAATTAACTTTAATGCTCCCTAATGGTATCCTCATTTGATAATCACAAGCACGGCATTGAATTACTTCCGCACCGTTATCAATTCGTTTAGGGTACATCTTCATTTGGTCGCCCTCTTTAATTATAGAATATAATGATTCACAAGCCGGGCAAACTATAAGTATGGGAGCACTCGCAAACAAGTGAGCACTCCTAGACTTAAAATGGTACCACTGCCGGTTCTGCTTACCCAGCATTTTTCCACATTTGCAAC